TAAGACAACCCTGACATCCGAGTCTGGCAGACCCACACTATTCATCGACCTACAAGGCGGAACCCGCAATCTGGACGTTGCCCGCATCGAGGGCGTGTCCAACTGGGACGATCTTCGGTTCCTGCTCAGGGACAAAGGCCTGCTCAAGCCCTATGACATCATAGCCATTGACACGGGCACTGAGGCGCAAGACTTGGCGGAACAGTGGACCATCAAACACGTGCCCAATAGTAGCGGGAAGTACGTCCAGAGCCTCAAGCATTTCGGATACGGCGAGGGGTACAGCCTGATGTACGACACGTTCTGTCTTCTACTACAGGATATGGACGGCATCATTGAAACCGGCAAACACGTGGTCATGATCCTGCACGCGACCCCTGAGCGCGTGCCCAATCCTGCGGGCGATGACTATCTCCAAGTTCAGCCGCGTCTACTCCGTGCCAAGAATGCGGATCTTCGCGCCCGAGTGCGTGAATGGCTGGACCATCTGTTCTACCTTGAAGTCGCAAAAGACCTGGCAGAGGGGGGCAAGGTTCGGGCTGCGTATCGGTTGGTACACCCCACCGAACTCCCCCATGCTTGGGCAAAGTCCCGCACACTCTCTACCCCGATGCAATACGATCTTGGTTCTGGCTCTAACATCTGGCAACAGATACTTCGCTAACGAAAGGAAAACACGCTATGGCATCTCCTGGAACGTATTTCGGAATACCCAAAGGCGGCTTGATGGACACTACCAAGAAAGGGACCGCGTATCTTGCGGTAACCGTTCAGATCACCCATCGGCTTGACGGCACAGAATGGCAGGAGATTGAACCGATCATTGCCCGCGTGCCGGTATTCCTCAGTGAAAAGGCATGGCCGACAGCACAAAAGAAACTTAAGGTTATGGGGTTCAAGGGCGATTTCCAGTCCCCACAATTTGATTGCCCCAACGGCCTTCAGTTCCGCGCAACCGTCAACGAGGGTTACACCAACTGGGACCTGGTTGACTGGTCGGGCGGGGGTATCCGTGAGGCAACAGCCCCGGCCGCGTCGGAACTCTTGCGCCTCAACGCACGGTGGAAACAGGAGTCCGGCGGCACACCGCCACCGTCTTCCCCGCCTACTGCGCCTGCGCCCGTTGCGAATACCAAGAACGATTGGGCCGATGAAGGGGAGAAAATGCCGTGGGAGAAATAACTCCGCATCCCGCCTTGGCAGTGAATAACAGAATGATTTTCGAGTGTATCTCACGGAGCAAGGGGGATCTATTCCTGAGCCTCGCTCAGGTACTCCCCCCCGACCTGGAGCTACGCGATGTGTGGACCATATTCGACGCTATGTGCGCTGACCTTTACGTTACTGCGGGCGTGCATGGAACTCCAATGGAGGATACCACCAATGGCGGATTACGAACCAGCATTCAACCGACTCCTGGAGCATGAGGGCGGGTATACCGCAGACCACGCGGGACCCACGAACTACGGTATCACCCTCCGCGTGCTTGACGTGGACATTGACGGGGACGGGGACATTGACGAAAGCGATATATCGGCACTGACACCTGCGGATGCAAAAGAGTTCTACCACAGGCATTGGTGGGCAAACTACCGCTACTATGTCATCCAAGATCAGGAAATTGCAACCAAGGTGCTTGACCTGAGCGTGAACATGGGACCGAAACAGGCCCATCGTCTGGTTCAACGTGCCTTGCGTGCGTGCGATTTCAACGTAATCGAGGATGGTTGTCTCGGTCCCAAGACCTTTGGCGCAATCAACCAGGCCAATCCCCATGAGCTTCTGGCGGCTATCCGGTCTGAGGCCGCAGGGTTCTACAGGTTGATTGCCGACAAACATCCGAACTACCGGCGCTACCTGACAGGATGGTTGAACCGTGCCTACGCATGACCCTATCAATCACCCGCGACACTACACTTCGCACCCAAGCGGTGTGGAGTGCATACAGGTCGTTGAACACTTCCCCTTCAACATTGGGGCGGCTATCAAATACCTCTGGCGAGCGGGTCTCAAGGGTGACGCTATCGAGGACCTACAGAAGGCCGAGTGGTATTGCCGCCGCGAACAGGAAAGGCGTCAGCATGAGCGAAGAAAAGTACCCGCCATATCCGAACCAAAAGCCGTGGATGCGCATCGTAAGCGCCATTGTCACCCTTGGAATCCCGTGGATTTGGAGAAAGGTGACTAAGAAATGAACCGTATCGTTCCATACGAGAAGGTGCGCGGTGCCATTGCCACGGGCGATTTAATCGCCTACAACGGGCGCGGCCCCTTGTCTACCCTGATTCGGTGGGTATCCGGCTACCCGACGCACGTTGCAATGGTTAGCCGGGTACTCGATACCAACGGCGATGACCGGGTACAGACCATCGAAAGCACCTCGATGAAGGTCAGCGGGGAACGTATCATCGGCGTGCAGAGGACCTATCTTTCCGAGCGGTTAGCGAACTACGAAGGCGATATATGGTGGTTGCCGCTGTGTACTCTAAGGGCGTGTCGCATTCTGCGCAACAAAGAGCGGTTCCAGGACCTGCTAGACGCCCGTGAAGGGGCACGCTATGACTTCCTGGGTGCATTGCGGGAAGGGTGGAGTAACATCTTCCCACGCCTGTTTCCGGTCCGTGAAGTAGATCGCCGGTTCTTCTGTTCGGCTCTGGTCACCTACATCTACACCAACATGGGCGTACTGCCAGAGCGGTTGAATTACCGGACAATAAGCCCGAAAGAGCTGTGTCAGTACCAGTTGTACAGTCGGGTCTACCAGCTTGCAGGTGTACCAAAATCCATTCCAGATTTCAACACCGTGGAGATATGACACATGGACAGACTAAAGCGGGACATGATTTTTGCCCTTACAGCCGTGCTGGCGATTGGGTTCAGTGTGGGTTTCGAGGTTGGGTGCCGGACGACGCGGACCCATACCGACGGCACAACCGAGATGACCGAAATTGACCACGAGGCGTTAGCGGCATTCATCGGTCTGGCCCGTGACGTGCTGGAGTACAAGGGGGCACACGATTCCCTTGCCGAGGTGGCGTCTATTCAGCGCGACATGGAAGCAATAGTCGTGGATGGGCGCATTACTAAAGAAGAATTGGCGTTGCTCAGAGAACTGTACGAATCCACAAACAAGGTCCTGGAATCCGAAGGCGTAGTAATCCCGGAGAAGTAACTTGGACGGTCTCTTTGTACCGATAACCAATCCAATTACGTTTCGGTCACTCAGTGATACCAAGACGATACTGCACCTGGGCGACCTGCACTACGGGCATCCCGGCTTTTGTGCTACCCGGTGGGACCGTATCAAGGCGAAGTACCGGGGCAGGAAAGACCTGCTCTGCATCGGCATGGGTGACTATTGGGACTTCTCCCGCTGGTCAGATCGTCAATCGCTTCGCCGGTCCGGTATTGGTTCATCGGCTCAGGATTGGATGGATGAAAAGGTCATGGATGATGTCAAAGCCGTGGCCGATGAACTGAGTCAATTCAAGTGGATTGGTCTTCTTGAAGGGAATCACGATTGGGACTTTCAGGACGGATCAACCGCAACGTCGCGTCTGGCTGACCTGCTCAGCACGCGATACTTGGGGACCTGCTGCTATATCTGTCATCAGATGGAATGCCAGGGGTCCAGAACCACGCTAACCCATGTATGTCATCACGGCATCGGCGGCGGTGCGCGGACTATTGGCGCATCCATCAATTCCCTCGAACACTGGACGAAAGCGTTCAGAGCCACCATCTATGCGATGGGGCACGACCATTCGAGCTTTGTTCTGCCGTGTACATACACACCGCTATTTGGCCGCATCAATGCCAAGACACATGAAGTAGACATTGTGGAGCATGAGTCGTGGTTTTTGCGGTCAGGGTCGATGTTACGGGGCTACGTTCCTAACGAGCGGAGCTACATTGCGACCAAGGCGTTACCGGCCCGCAGGCTGGCATACCCCGAACTGCGCATAGGCATTCAGCGGATGAAGGAAGACGGGGTACGGCGGCTCAAGGCGACTATAGAGGGCATTAACCCGGCATCCTGAAAGGGGGTGATTCGATGGTAGACCTTAGCGTTCTGTTCACGTCGATTGCTGGAGTATTTGCGAGTCTGGTTGCGTGGATTACGGAGTTCCTTGCGGCGATGTTTTAGTTTCCCGCGTGTGTAGCGCGGGGAGTCACGGGGCGGGAGGAATGACCCATTTCCTTACCCACGCGACGCCCGCCCCGTGACCGATACTTAGGAGGGAGTATGAGCCTTATAGCGATCGATCCCGGCGCTAATGGCGGCTTCGCCATCGAGGACTGGGACGAAATACAGGTAATCAAAATGCCCGACACGTATCCCGGCATTCTCGACACGCTGCATAAGTTAAGCATGGACATGATTCGCCCAAGTGTTGTCATCGAGGACGTGGGCTACCACGTGCAGGGCAACAACGCCAGCGCGTCCTGTAAATTTGCGCGGCATGTGGGCCACCTCGAAATGGCACTGTATTCGGTGAACATGCCGGTGCAGCGCGTGAGGCCGGTGAAGTGGCAGCGCATGTTCACGTTGCCGACGGATAAGAAACAGCGCAAACGCAAAATGAAGGAACTCATGGCAGCGCAGTATCCGTACCTCAAGGTGACGGACTGGAACGCCGACGCGCTCGGTATACTGACGTGGGCGCTAAGGAGAGAGAGCGATGTTAGCATGGCATTTTTTGTCTGAAGACAAACGGCTTGGGTACGGCGACGGACGGCTGGTAGAGGTAGGCGAGACCCTCGAATGCAAGGGGGATCCTGCACTGTGTAGTAATGGGATGCACGGGAGCGTAAGGTTGATTGACGCGCTGCATTACGCGAGCGGCCCTATCGTGTGCCGCGTAGAGATTGAGGGCGACGTGATCGAGGACGAAGACAAACTGTGCGGCCGCCGCCGCACGGTGCTGTGGATGATGGACGCAACACAGCTCCTGCACGAATTCGCTTGCCAGTGTGCGGAGGATGCGCTCGCTCTAGTCGAGCAGCCCGATGAACGCAGCGTGAAAGCCATCGAAGCGAAGCGTAAGTGGCTCAATGGCGAAGTCACGGACGAGGAGCTAGCTTCTGCGCGGGCTGCTTCGTGGGCTGCTTCGCGGGCTGCTTCGCATGCTGTTGCGTATGCTGCTTCGTGGGCTGCTTCGTGGGCTGCTGTGCGGTCTGCTTCGCGGGCTGCTGCGTGGGCTGCGCAAGATGCTGCGTCGGCTGCTGCACGGGCTGCTGCGCGGGATGCAGCCTGGGATGCAGCGTGGGCAAAGCAAAACGAGCGACTCACAGCGATGGTAATGGAAGCGCACGAGAAGGAGAGCGTGTGATGGATAAGCCACCGTTTCAACTTGGAGATACCGTGTACGTGGTGCAAGGAGGCCGTTGCGTGCCTGTCGAAAAGACGTGTCCAGTGTGCTTCGGCAAGAGGTGTGTGACAGTCATTCTCGGCAACGGAGAGCTGGAAAATGTCATGTGCGATTACTGCGGCAATGGTTACGAAGGGCCGCGTGGCTATGTTGTCGATCACGAGCCGCAGTCTGCCGTAAGGCAAGCGATCATCACTGGCGTGAGTTTCACGAATCACAAGTGGAAGTTCGCTTTGGATTACGGCCATACGGGCGCTGGAGAATCCGAACTTTATCGCGACGAGGCGTCTGCTGAGGCGGCGCGGGCAAAGCTGATGGAAGAAATAAAGAAAGAAGAGGCCTGTGCATCCACGAATCGACTCAATTATAGCAAAACAAAGCTAACGTGGCGCGTCGGATACCACAGAAAGCGTATCCGAGACTTGGAACGCGAAGCGGAGTACCACCGCAAGCTGTTGTGCGTTGCCGTTGAGAAGCAGGAGAAGCGCAAAGCGATGAAGGAGGGCGAGTAATGAACGCGATCGAGTGCCTGGCTGTATTGCATGAGGAAAATATGGCGATGGTGAAAAGATTACTGCGCCCGGTTGACGTGGTGATAGTGGAGGCCGAAAATGATGCGCTTCCGGCAGAGACCGAAGACGATGCACGGAGAAGGAGCTCAAGTGACATAATCCTCACATGGCCGAGGGAGCCGGGTGAAATTCTGACGCCAATAAGCACGCCAACATATGACTATCGCCTTCACCACGCGCAGGCGGCTGAGGACGCGCCATGAAGCGCACCACAGCAAGGCCTATTCAGTGCGAACTGCTCACAGAGCATGCACTTGAGGCCATGATTGTGCGGGCCGTCGATTTGCTCAAAGAGCATGAGCCACCGGATGGATACTATGGCTGTTTCAGCGGTGGCAAGGATAGTTGCGTCATCAAGGAACTGGCCCGCCTCGCTGGCGTCAAGGCAACGTGGCATTACAACGTAACGACGGTAGATCCACCTGAGTTGATTTGGTTTATGAAAGAGCATCACAAGGACGTGGATTTCTTATACCCGAACATGCGCATGTTCGACGAAATCCCGAAGCGCGGCCTGCCAACGCGGCGGGTTCGCTGGTGCTGTGAGGTGTTCAAGGAGTCGCGCAATCCTAAAGGCGCAACGTTGATTATGGGCATTCGTGCGGAAGAGTCGCCCAGACGTGCCTCCATATGGAGCGAAGTCGAGTATCACCATCGTACCAAGTGTAACTGCGTACTTCCGATTTTCAAATGGACGATAGATCATGTGTGGGAGTTTATCCGCGTGCAGAAGCTCGCGTACTGCTCTCTATATGACGAGGGATTCAA